CCGTCTTGGGTAAGAGTGGTTTGAATGCCATGAGGATTAGCGGAATAGAAAGTTGTGGTTTTAAGCTTAGGCGGGGTTGGGAATCTCGACAAAGTCGTTCTCGTTGCCGCCGATGAGTTCGCCCCCAGACATGGCGCCGATTACATCAACAACAGATGGGTAGACGTCCTCGCCCATCTTCACCCAACTTGTTAGGTCTGGGTAGAAACTTGCTGCGTCATAAGTTTCACTGACTTGGAAGTATTCCTCAACATATGGGCCTTCTAAAGGCTCAGCAGCGATAAGCAGATTGTTCGCTCCACCGTGGAAGTACAGGCTCTCGGCAACGGCGTTGTTTGGTACGCGCTTACCGATGCAGAAGCTAGTTCCGGGGTTGTTGCCGCCGATGTTGGCGGTGTTTACTACGTAGCTGGCGCGGAGACTGTAAGTGCCATCAACATTGCCGATGTAATACCGGAGACGGCTGAAGTCTTTGTAGAAGGCAAATAGGATTTTCCCGCCTGCGTTTGGGGCGTACCAGGTGTTGGCACCGATTTTGGTGGCTCCCCCATTACCGGTGACGTAGAGGCCGTGGTTGGATCCGCCTCGACGCAACATGATCGCGTTGTCGCCTGAACTGAAGAGGGTGATGAACTTTCCGTCTGATTTGACGTCGAATTCGGTCAGCGTCATGCCGATTGTCCAATCTTTTGTCCAATCCAATAGGCCGACGTTGGCAGCGCCTTTATCGGTGAACTCGACGTAATCGTTGGAACCGTCGAAATGGATGTAGGCGTTCGAGGTTTGGCCGACAACTTCTAGTACGGTGGAGAGGCGTGCCAGGGCCAGGGTTTTGAAGTTGTCGAATTCGGCGCTTGGGACCAGGAATTTGTTGTTTTCTCGGACCCAGGAGCCTCGGTTGGAACGCTCGAAGAGGAATCGGCTGTCGGCTCCGACGCTTTCGGCCATTAAATAGTCGTCGCCGTAGTCCAGTAGTGCGACGTTTGATGGATTTACGAGGACGCCTTCGACGACGGTTGAGAGTCCCGCTAGTTCTAGGGTATTGTAAATAGCGTCGATGTCGTCGACTGGGATGTAGCTTTCGGGGACGGGCCAGGTTGTCTCGTCAGGATGCTCGATTAGCGTGACGTGGCTGATGCCGAAGTTGCCGATGTCTAGGGTTCGGGAGCCGGAACCCACGCCGCCTTGTTTGATGCCTTTGACTGCAAATACTAGGACTTCGCCGTTGATGCGATACCCCGGCACAATCTCATGGAACGAATCGCGGAAAGCCATGGAATGTGGGCGAGGATTTTTTCTATTTTAAGAGGGTTGCTTCCAAAATGATCGCGGATAGCGTTCTCTGTGCTAAGTAGAGCGTTTGTTGCTCGGCTGGGTCGCCACCAGGCCAGCGCTCCAGGTAGAGGTCGACGCACTTTTTTAGGAGGCGGGCTCCTGAGGCGTTTACTTTTATTTGGTACTGTGGCTCGTCCAACCCTTAGAACCACCCGCCGACAGTTATGTAATAAACAGCATTTTCCGTGAAACTACTCCAAGCATGGCCCTTAGATGATGAGAGCATAAATTCAAAATGATTATTGTAATTCCACCTCCAACTTTGAGAACGAAACTGTCTCTTCATCTTCCAGCTATTATCTGCTACTGAGTAATACCAGATAACGCCAATAGGCCCAAATTCTGTTAAGACAGACCCAGTGTCATTACACAAGCCGTTTGACAAGTCAACGCCATTATTTGTTTTAAAACTGAACCTTAAATAGTCATCATTTTTGTAAAACTTACCGTCAGATGGGGCTGAGGCACTGCTTTTAGTGCCGTCATATACCCAAGACAGTTGCGCCGGTTTAGGGCCATTATTGATGCTGTCTACATAGCCCTTGGTTGCTGCGTGATGTGCCTGAGTGGGCTCTTGTAAATGATAAAGACCAAGTACGTCATCATAGATAGAAATGTAGCTAGACAATCCTCTAGTGGATGCGTTCTGCTGTATTCTCCAGTTTCCAGGATTTACTATCTGAGTACCTGACAACGTCATAAAGTCATCAAGTGGTACTGGATCACTTTCGGGAAGATTATCAATCTCAGTATCGATGTAATCCCTCAGGGCTAAGTCTTGCGCATCCACATACTCTTTGCTGGCCCCTGCCTCGTTTTGAGGGTAGATGTAGACCTGCTTTTCTTGATCAGGCGCAAAATCAGCGTTACCTGAAATATATTCGACAGCTACACCAGTTGGAGCCCCAGTTGCATCAGTGACTTTATATCTAGAAAGCTTGTCAGTCGCAGTATCAACAAAGTCAATGATGTCACCGGTAGAAATAGGCTTGGTTAAAACGCCATCTAAATCCTCGATGCCGAAGCTAACAAAAACTACATTTGACCAGAAAGGATTATTGGTAGCTAGTTCGCCAGGTCTAGAAACCGGCGTTCCGCTAATGTTCTTGACGGTGTACCTAGCGACCTTGCCTTTGGTAACACTTAGCTCATCAATTTGATTTTGTAGGTTGGTGTCTTTGCCGTCTGAATAGGCAACCGTTGCGTAGCTGGTCAGGTCAACCGCGCCGTCAAGCATGGCTTCAGCAATCTTCTCCTCTGTCCATTGCTCCGTTGCGTAACCGTCTAGTGCAGCATCATCTAGCTTGATGGGAGCCCAGACATTGCCGTCGTAGATGTAGAGGGCGGCGTCGGCAGTGTCGAACCAGAGGCGGCCGGTGTACTTGAGAGTGGGTTCGTTGGGGTCGACAAAAACGGGGAGGACTTCGTCGATGAGGTCGAAGACTTCGCCGAAGGCCCAGTTGTTGGCGTCTTCCTGGTTGATGCGTCCCACGCCGGGGTGGGGGAGGACTTTGTAGGGGGATTTGGTGCTGAAGCTGGTGCGGGTGGCGTTGGTTAGTTGGACGGTGTTGGTGTAAACCGTGCCAGCGGGACCGCCGCTGCCGCTGCCGGAGCCGCCCATTGAGCCGCCGCCCGATCCGCCGCTGGGGGAACGGCCGTTTTCGAGGAAGTTTTCGGGGCCGGGGAGCATTTCCTTGGCTTTGCCCCAGACGCCGCCTGCTTTTGGGCCGTAAATTCGCCAGTTGATGTTGTCGATGGCATAATCGCCATCGGTGCCCATTTCGTTGCCGGGCGTTCCAGCGATTGTGTGGATGGTGTTGCCGTTGAGGCCGTTGTCGCCCGTGGCGCCCATTGGGCCTTGGGGTCCGGTTAGACCTTGGGGGCCTTGGACGAAGCCGCAGTTGATGACCGAGCCGTCGCTTAGGCCGATGATCAGGTTGCCCTCGATTATGGCGGCGGAAACGACGGAGTTCATTGGTTAGAAGAGGGCGGGTTCGATTGAAGAGGGTTCGGCAGGTTCGGGCTTGCGCTTGGCGCGGGCCTTACGTTGCGCGGCCTCTTTCTTGGCTGCGATTTGGGCGGTTTCGCGCTCCAGGCGTTGGATTCGTAGTTGGGGGAACCACGCTTCCTGACTGTTGCTCGGCATCCAACAACTCATTGCGTTTTCGTTTTTTGAGGGCTTTGGTTTCCCGTAGCTCTTTGTTCAGATCTATTGTATCGGGTAATATTTCGCCGGATTTGAGGATTTCGAGGAAGGTCATGTCGGTGATTGCACCGCGTTCGTTGAGTTCGTTGATGACCGATATGTCTTGGCCGATGAGGCGGTAGAAGTCGAAGTCGCGATCCAGGATTACTTTGGGGCTGGGGCGGTTTGTGTAAATTGCGGCGACGTTGTAAGCCTGTTGGAGCGCGGATTCCAGCTCCATTGAGATGATGGAGAGGATGGAATTGGCTTGGGCTTGGTCGATTCGTTTGGCGTCGGCGGATTCGGCCACGAATTTTTGGCCGAGGAGTTTTGTTACTCCGAGGCTGGACATTTGGTGCTCTAATTGATTGATTTCTTCTTGTTGGGCTGTAAAACTGCTTGCGTCGGTGCCTACGTAGTAGACCTTGTTGCCTGGAATTGTGGATAATCCGTAGTTGACTCCTACTGAGGTGCCTTCGGGTTGGTCGTCCCAGCCTTCGAGGACGAGGATGGGCATTGCGGCGATGTGGAGCGCGTTGATTAGGTCGGCTTGCCGTTGGTAGTGGGTGATGTTGAGGGAGGCGATGTCTACGAGTGGGGGTTTGCTGGTGAGCATTCCCAGGCGGTTGCTGTAGATCGGGATTAGGGGGATTCGGTCTAGGGAGAAGGTGCCGGAGGAGATTAGGCCCTCGGTGTTCCAGGTTTCGTAGCGGCCGGGGTAGATGACGCGGATTTGTTCCTCGCGCTTTTCGCCGAAGTCGCCTTCGGGGAGGCAGACCCATTCGTGGAGGCGGACTTGGGTTAGTTTGCTGCTGGGGAGGGTGGATTCTTGGCGCCAGCCCCAGACTTGGGGTGCGTCGATGTTGATGAAGTAGGGGCGACGTCCCAGCTGGATTTCGTCGCGGAGGGTGATGATGCCGGGGTCGGAGGGGAAGTCGACCAGGATGGCGGAGTGGCCGTAGGTGAGGCTGCTGACTAGGGCGCGGCGGGCGTATTCGTTGATGGAGGAGCCGAGGCCGTCGACGTTATCGCTGAAATCTTTCCAGTAGTCGTCGCCGTCGATTTGGATGGGGCGGCGTAGGACTAGACCGGCCGCGTTTTCGATTAGGCGGAGGCAGAAGGGTGATAAGACGCTGCGGTAGATGCGCCCCAGGTAGGCATCTTCGTCTTCGCGGGGTTCTTGGGGGAGGTAGCGGTCGTGGAGGTTTTTTATGTAGTCGGAGCCCATGGTTACGGCGGCCATGGTGTTCCAGTCCGGGGTCATCGCGTGGACTTGGCCGTCGCGGACGAAGGGCGTGTTGGTTGGGCCGTTGCTTTGGTAGTAGGGGTTGCCCAGCCAGCCGTCAGCTCTGACTGCATTGACGGGGGTAGGAAATGCCACTATTTACCAGACGCGGTAACTTGTTGTACCTAGTTTACCGTAGCTATTTAGATTGAATTTCATTAGGCAGAGGTAGCCGAGGGCGTCAAACATGTGGTCGACGCCGAGCTTTTTGTTGGGGAGACCGTTGTCGTCGTAGACCAGGGTGCGGAGAGATTTGATGGTTTCGCGGCAGCGAGGGTGGATTTTTAGGCGGCGGACTTGGTTGCCGTCGAGGATTGCCGTGTTGACGCAATTCACCTTGTCCCGGATTTTCCAGGGGGATTTTGGGGTGGATACTTTGATGCCCGCTTTGCGTAGGATTGCGTGGTCTGTTAGGCCGACTCCAGCGGTTTTTCGGGCCGCTCCAGTGGGATCGGGGCAGATGTCTTTTTTGCGCTCCAGGGTGAAGCGGTGGTTGAGTTCGTCGGCCATGTCCCAGGTGGTGGCGTTGACCATCATGATTTCGTCGAAGATGTGGAGTTCGTCGTCGACTTTTACGGCGCAGACGCAGGACATGTTGTCGACGTTGAAGTCGAGGCCGAGGTGGAGGGTTAGGGCCGGGATGTCTTTTACTTCTTTGGAGATGTTTTCTTCGCTGAAGTTGATGGCGACTAGGCCGGATAGGTTCTCGAAGCTAGCTTCAAATTCTTGACGGAATGTTCGTGGGTCAAGTTGGCTACGTGCTGCTTCCACTTCTTCGGGTGGGACGTTGCCGCCTTGGATGGTGGTGTAGGACCAGCGGGCCCAGTGTTTGTCTTCGGCGGCGTAGTTCCATAGGTCATAAAACCAGGAGGCGGTGCCTTCGGGGGTAGATATGAATAATGCCCAGCCCTGTTTGTCGGCTAGGGCGGGGCGGAGCACTTCGAACCAGACCGCTGAGTCCATGAAGGCGGCTTCGTCGAGGACCACTCCACCCAAAGAACGGCCGCGGAGGGCCATGGCGTTTTCGGTGCCCTTTAGTTCGATGGTGGAGCCGTTGCGGAGCTCGATTTTGAGGTCGGATTCGTTTTTAGAGGCGATCCAGGGTTGGGGAACTAGGGATTTGAGGGTTTTCCAGGCGATGTCTTTCGCCATTCGGTAGGTGGGCGCGCAATAAAAGTACACCTCGCCGGGTCGGTCGATGGCGGCGCGGAGGAGTTCGATGCAGGAAAGGTAGGATTTGCCGAAACGGCGGCCCGCGACCAAGACTCGGAAGCGGGTTTTGCTGCTAAATACCTCCCCCTGGGCGTGGCGGAGGCTTAAATCAGACGTTCCAGCCATTATTGGGCGGTTACACAGTAGTCAGATTGAGTGTAGGTGCCTATTGGGCAGGTTTCGTCGATGATGCGGACGGCGGAGGGGGTTGTGGACTTGGTTGGAGTGCAGTATTCGCCTGTTCTGTAGTAATGGACTGGGCAAAACTGGCCTTTTCGGACGATTGGGGCGGAATTTACTGCTGTGGCGATTAATACGAGCACGATTGGGGTGCAGACAAGTACGCCCATGCCGATTGCCATGGTTTCGAGCGGGGTTAGCAGCGTTTTTTGGTTGTGGTAGCGGGGGTGACGGTAACTCACTGGGGATGTATCACAGTAGCGTTTATTGTAGCATATTATTTTTAGGTGGTCGTTCCAGCGATTCTGAGGATTGAACCCCTACCCCCGTGTGCTAGAGTAGTTGATGTTTCAAATGTACCTGTAGGTTCCCTGCGACCCGTAGTACGCCTGTACTATTGCTACCCCTCCCCTGTGCCAGTCCGCCCCCTGGCACAGTGCCACTCTACAAAGTAGCACAGTGGGGAGGCAGGAGGCAGGAAAAATCTGATATAATAATATTGTACAGGAGGAGGCAGAGAGTTAGCAAACTCTCCTCCTCTAGTACAAATATACTACCGGAACGAAGAAGTGCTTGCGCTGCGCCGGTAGTAAAAACGTACTACCGGAACGAAGAAGGGCTTGCCCTGCGCCGGTAGTACAAACAAACTATTCCGCACCTAGACAAATGAAGATTCTGACCAGTGCTGAGATTGGCACACGGATGGAAGAGATCGCCCGTGCGATCGTTCCAGCTGTGGTGTTCGTGTATACCCTGGGCGTCATGATTCGCCAGTGGTACACACGTATTACCACCACCGTGGCCGCTGCTCACGCCGCATGGATTGGGGACGATTGGCGATTCGATCAGCCAGACGCTCCAGCTCCAGCCGCTCCAGCTGAACCGGCTCCGTTCTCCCGGCTGCCCGAGATCCCTCGGGTGATCAGGGAACAGATCCGGGCCGCTGCAGCCGCTCCACCGGCACCTAAGCCCGTCGTCAAGGCCACCGTCCATAAGGCGCCTCTTACAGTAGAGGCCCTGATGGCCGCCCACACACAGCGGGAGCTGATGGCCATGGCAGGCACCAAGTCCAAACGCTCCAAGAAACAACTCGCAGAAAGGATTCTCTCCAAATGACAAACACACGATTTTTTGCCTACCTGATGTCCGCCGTGGCCCTTATGGGCCTGGTGGATGTTGGTTACCAGCACACACAAGCCTGTGAAAATCGGGCTCACTATTTCTATACACTTTGCAAAAAATGATTCTTTCAATTATCGCCGCTAATTTCCTGGGTAATCAAATAAAAGAGTTTGACCCAAGTTACTTAGCCGCTCTGGTCCTATGGACCGACGTCTTCACCACAACGAAATAATAAAAAAGGGCTCTAATCGGCCCTAAAAAAAAAAAACCTAGAGGGTGTACAAGGGGAT